GGGGGCATGCCCCCCACAACAACTAGGATAAACTTATCATGCCGACTGCCCTAGCAGACGCTCGTAGAGACGGTATGATGAAAACTACGAGGTAAGAATGGCTAATTCAACTTTTAGTGGTCCGGTAAGATCAGAGGGTGGCTTTAACGTAATTAACAAAGCCGCGGCAACTGGTGTTGTTACAGAAACAGGTTTTTCTGTAAACTCTACTGGCCAACTAGTTTCTATGGGAACTAGAAAAATACAATCATTTGCAGGTTCATTAGCGGCTACTAACGCGGCGTCAACTGCATATGGAGACGGTGATGTGCTTGTAGAGCTTGGTGCATTAAACACAGACGCACCAGACGGACTAGTAACACCTACTAAATTTTTTATTCACAGAGCATTGATTGGTATTACAACTGCGGCAGGACAAACTCTTGTTGGTGGTTTATCATTAAGTGCAACTTCTGGTACAGCTACTAACTCAGCAGTTTCTTCTGGAACTGAAATCGTTGGTGCTGGTGTAACATCTTTTAACGAACAATTAAGTGCTACACAATCAATCACAGAAATTGACGTGAACTTTAACGATACTGCTGGTAACTACCACATATTCGTTCCAAACGTTACAGCGGCGATTGCTAGCAAAAACTTATATGCTTTTGCTACAACTGCGGTAAACGCTGATATAACTGCTGGAAGATTTACAGTGGAGTTAGAATACTCAGTATTTTAATAATTAGTGGGGCTACGGCCCCACAGTTTCTTGATTAAGGAGGGAAACAAATGGCAGATACAGTTACAGGACCTACAATCCTACAACAAAACGAAAAAAGAGTTACTATAAAAATAGTAGTTGAGTCAGACGGAACAGGCGGCACAACAGTTTTTGGTGATGTTTCAGCACTAGATGCAAACAACCAAGGCACCGCAGTATCAACTTTATCATTACAAAGAGTATGGTGGTCATGCGCTAATGGTGATGGAGGAGATGCATTCGCAAGATTAGACTACGAAGACTCTGACGGCGACATCCCTATCATAACTTTAATTGATTCTGGATATTGGGATTTTAGAGAATTTGGTGGCATACCAGCTAATACTAGTTCTAACTCAAATCAAAATGATGTGAACTTTGTAGTAGCGGCGGCGGCTGACTCTGGCAACACATATACTTGTATTGCAGAGTTTCTCAAAAACTATTAATGATATCTAGATCATCCATCCCTCAACAAATATCGAAGGCTGGATTTAAAGTTAAACGTTCTTCGAAAAAAAAGAAGAAAAAGAAAAGGGTGAAAAATGGCAACGTCAGGTACAAATAGCTTTAATTTAGACGTCGATCAAGTAATTGAAGAGGCGTTTGAAAGATGTGGTTTATATTCTAGGTCTGGTTACGACATAAAAAGTGCCAGACGTTCACTTAATATTATGTTGGCTGAATGGGCTAACAGAGGTATTAATCTGTGGACGGTTGAACTTAGAACACAAACACTGACAGCTAGTACAACAAGTTATACATTAGATACAGATTTAGTTGATGTGCTAGAGGCTGTAATTACAGAAGCGTCTGATGCTAATACAGATATTGAAATAGATAGAATTAGCAGAGCGGAATATTTAAACATATCACAGAAGTCTCAAACAGGAACACCTGTGCAATACTTTTTGCAAAGAGATACTTCTGCTCCTACATTGTTTTTATATCCTACACCAGATGCGGCAGATACATTTAAGTATTATGGTCTAACAAAGATACAGGATGCTGGTGATTACAATGATCAATTAGAAGTGCCAACTAGATTTATACCATGCTTAACTTCTGGTTTAGCATACTATGTGTCAATTAAAAAAGCACCAGAGAGAACGGCATTACTAAAACAGTTGTATGAAGAAGAATGGCAACGTGCATCTGAAGAAGATAGACCACGTTCTAGTTTCTTTATTACACCAGAGAGAGGTTATATTTAATGGCTAAAGCTTCTGGTAAATACGCACAAGCAATATCTGATAGAAGTGGTATGGCTTTTCCGTACAGAGAAATGTTAAAAGAATGGAACGGATCTCTTGTACACAAAACAGAGTTTGAAGCAAAACATCCACAGCTTGAAAGACAAAGACATGCAAGTGATGCACAATCATTAGATGATGCTAGACCAAAAAGAAACGAACCAATGACAGTGTTTCTTGGTGGTAAAGGCTTTACAGAAAATACAGGATCAATGAATCCTGTTGACAGAAAACCTACAATCTTTGCATCGTATGTTGGTGCAGTAACAGTGAGTATATCATGACAGTAAGTTATTCAGAACTAGTTACACAGATTAGAGCGTATACAGAAGTGGATAGCTCTGTATTATCTGATACTGTGGTAAATGATTTTATTGAATTTGCTGAAAACAGAATATTTAGAGATGTTGATATTGATGTATTTAAATCACATCAAACGGCAAATCTAACGGCAAGCAACCCTTTCTTATCTCTACCGGGCGGTGGTTCACCTACACCTACGTCTCTTGGTACAGTTAGATACATGCAAATATTTGCACCAACTGGCACGCCAACAAGAGAGTATCTAGAGCAGAGAGACATAAGTTATATGAATGAATATTGGCCGGATAGAACGGCTACAGGAAAACCGAGGTATTGGGCATGGTGGGATCACAACACAATTTATGTTGCGCCTACACCCGATCTAGCTTATAACGTTGAGTTAGGTATTACTAGATTACCAACAAGACTGTCTAGTTCAAACACTACCTCGTGGTTAGGTAATAATGCTCCGGCGGCATTACTATACGCAAGTCTTGCAGAGGCTTTTAAGTTTTTAAAAGGACCTCCAGATATGCTACAAACATATGAACAATCATATCAACGGGCTCTTCAAGAGTTGGTCATAGAGCAACAAGGAAGACACCGAAGAGATGAATACATGCAGGGGGCGTTAAGAACTCCTCTGCAATCAAGAAACCCATAGGAGGATAAAACATGGCTATAACTCAAGCTGTATGTACAAGCTTCAAACAAGAATTATTACAAGGTACGCACGACTTTACAGCGACAACCGGTGATACTTTTAAGATTGCGTTGTACACAAGTTCTGCTTCTCTGGATGCAACGACAACCGCTTTTAGCACAACTAACGAAGTTTCTAACTCTGGAACTTATACTTCCGGTGGGGGAACTTTAACTAGCGTAACTCCAACAACTTCTGGAACTACAGCTATTTGTGATTTCGCTGATGTATCTTTCACATCTGCTACTATCACAGCTAGAGGTGCTTTAATTTACAATAGCTCTGACTCTAATAAAGCAGTTGCTGTTTTAGATTTTGGTGGTGACAAGACATCTACGAGTGGAACGTTTACTATACAGTTTCCTACAGCAGATGCTAGTGACGCAATACTAAGATTAGCGTAGGAGATATAGATGGCATTAGTCATTAATGACCGTGTAAAAGAAACCACGACCACTACAGGTACGGGCGCTATTTCTTTAGGTGGTGCTGTAACTGGTTTTGAAACTTTTGCGGCTGGCATTGGTAATTCTAATACAGTTTATTACTGTATTGCACACCAGACAGCGGCTGAGTTTGAAGTTGGTTTAGGAACTCTTGATGGTGATAGTTCTGATTTAACAAGAACAACAGTCATATCTAGTTCTAATAGTGATAGCGCTGTTGACTTTAGTGCTGGTACAAAAGATGTATTTTGTACAATACCAGCTAGTAAATTAATTTTTGAAGATGCTAGTGATGATGTAACTATAGGTCGTAACCTAACAGTTACAGGTGATTTAACAATTACTGGTGATGATATCACCATGAACACTAACACTAGTGGTGCGGCTCTTATTGGAGATGGCACAAACTTTAATCCTGTAGCTATATCTGGTGATATAACTATAGCCGCAAATGGAACAGCGGCGATAGGATCTGGTGTTATTGTAAACGCAGATATTAACAGTAGCGCGGCGATAGCTGATTCTAAATTGGCTACTATCTCAACTGCTGGCAAAGTTGACATTGGTGCGTTGGAAATAGATGGAGCAACAGACATAGGTGGAGCCCTAGCAGATGCAGATTTGTTTATCGTAGATGACGGTGCAAACGGTACAGAGCGTAAAATGGCGGCATCAAGAATACTTACTTATGTGGGTGCAAGCGCTGGAGCTTTTTCTATTGCAAATCTAGACATAGACGGTGGTACTGATATTGGTGCTGATCT